ATGTTTAATAGAGTTCCTGTGTTTCCGGTCATTGTTGTAGGAAGCTGACCATTCCAACTAGTCCATTTAATGTATTCGATATAGGCTGGACTCAATTCTTGCTGCTTAAGCTTGATCGATAGAGCGGTAGCTTGGGCGTCGATGATCGCCTTAGCTGAGTCACCCTTTGCGATTGCAATTTTTTCTTGAGCTTCAGCTTCTGCTACAAGCTTTCTTTGCATCGCAGCTTGCGCTTCCTGAACAGCCTTAGTTTTAGATTCAATGGCCTGTTGAAGTGCGGTTGGCGGAGTGATATTAGTTCTTAACTGAGAAACAGTGAACCATTTAGAGAGCCTCTTATTACACTCAGCAACGATAGCCGCCTCAAACTGCTCACGATTATTGAATATCGCGTCGACTTCCCACTTATTAGCGACGTCATTTACTGAAGAAACGATAGCGTTCATTAACCAGCCCTGCTCAATTTGTTTTATGTCTAATCGTAGGTTTTCAAACATGTTTCCTATTGCATTTGGCTTAAGCGAATAGTTAAAGCTTGGTTTGATTGAAGCTGCGAACCCACCCTTAGTGATAACTGTCTGGTCCTTGTATTCGATGTGTTGCTGATATGTTGGGAACTCTAGGAGCTGCTCAACCCAAGTGTTATACATCACCCATCCAGTCTTGTATTCGTAATTAGAAACTCCTCGATTATCGCCGGTCAGATTAACTTTGATCCCAACGTGACCCGCATCGACTCTTTCTAGTGCAAACGGCTGAACGACCCCGATCACGATTCCAACTACTCCTATTATTATTCCTGTGATGAATCCTCGTTCGTCATCATTATTTTTTGCGATCACCACTTTAACGATCGCTACGATTATAAAAATCGCGATTAAGATACCTGAAATCATTCTTCTTTTTTTATTTTATTAGTTATGTAATTGATGATCGTATTCACGATCAATTTAATTTGCCACCAAGTATAATAGATTGCAATTAGGGTGGATACCATTTGCAAAATGGGATCAAACTCTCTACTGATGCAGTACTCAAAGTAGAGATTCATGATCGCGATGTAGGCGATCGTCAGAGCGACCACGCCCCAAGGACCAATTTTAAGACTTAACTTCTTTTCATTTTTCATAGTGTTAATAAGTAATTTTCAGGTTTATATTATACTCTATTTTAGATAAAGTTTAAAAATAAATAATAAAAAATACCTGGAATTGAAACACATACTTGAAAGAGAAGAATTCATGGACATTCAAGGCATTGACTGGAAAGGAATCAGATTCGTTCGATTAGAATCCGAAGGAAACTTAATGAATTTGGGAGTGATCCTTCCTGGAGAGAATGAACCCAATCCAGAAATACAGTTGACCATACAGGTCATCTACGATTATCTATATCAGCCTCACATAACTCTCGGAGAAGAAATCAGAAGAAAGGGACTTGCTACCAAGATTTATCGAGCCCTAATCCAAAGGCTGGGCCATCTCTATTCTGGAAAAGGTCGTCGTCAGAACCCAATGGTGGATAAGATCTGGAACAAGCTAAAGAGTGATCCTTCGATAGACTGTGCAAGTAGCGAAATAGGTGATGCGTGCTGGACGCTAGACAATCCTGATGGAGAAGATATCCGAGCTTTTATCGAAGGATAGTTAAGCTCCACTGTTTAAAACTTAAGACTGGTGAAAAGCTTTCGTTCGCTTGCCGAAAATCCATAAAGATCTTTGTAGCCTCATCGCCATCAATTATAAAAGAAGAGTCCCATCCCTTAGTCTTTACATAAGGAAACTCGCTTGATCTTGAATCTACTGCGATATCTGTGACGGTTCCGATATTTACTAGCCATGAACCTCTACCTATCTCCTTAGCTAGAGCGATCTTTTCTCCTTTTCTAATGAGTCGATCAGTTTGCACCGGCAGGTTAAACATTGGTTTCTCCAACCAGTGTAACCACTTCTTGCCCACCTTTATCTGAACCTCGTTTCCAGTAGCTCCCTTAATCAGCTTAGATTGCAGGATCGGAAGAGCTCCCCAAGTATTAAATTTTTCGTTTTTTTCAAGCAACCACACCTTTTCAGGAGTAACGTTCATCTGCTTTGGAATAGATTCAAGGCTAAAGGTTGATTCTCTTTCTAGGTCAGGTCGCATTCTGACCACTTCCTGTTTAATAACTAACGAGTCCTTTAAAAAGGATTCTAGTTGTTGTTCATATGATTCTCCAGAATTAAAATTAAGCGAAATGATTGATATTCCTCCTGGAGTTAGAATGACCTTGTGTCTTTTCTCAAGCTCTTCACTCGATTCAAGATTTACTGAAAAGACTCTTGAGATCTTAGCTATCTCCGCCTCTCTTTCTGATCGTAGATGTTCGATTGATTTATTAATTAAAAACTTTTTTTCGCTCGGTGAATTACCGTCAACGTTATAAAGCTTGATCGTAGAGACCTGTGATCCCACCGAAAAAAGCCAAAAACATTTTCCCGTTCTAAAGACTTCTTTTCCGGTACTAGCATCCGTTCTTTCATAGACTCTAAAGACTGGCTCAACTTCTTCTCCATTAGAAAGGGTGACCTTAGCTTTTCCCAATCGCAGGATTCCGATATTTCCGACTGGAACGTCGGCCTCACTAAATATCTTACTTTTAGTAGGGTCTGCTATCTTTGAAAGAACGTCTCTAAAAAACTGTTGAGCCTTTGCCTTTTCATCCGGTGAAGCTGATACTTGTTCTCCTTTCTTGTCAGTAAATCCTATTAACTCGAGCCGAGCGAGCCTAGTCTCGACTCTTTCTAAATAATGAGAACCTCCATCTTTTTTTAGAGTTAGTGCCTCGTTTATGAAACTTTGGAAATCCTTTAACAAACTGGGAACATTTCTTATTATTTATCGAATAAATAACAAAAAAGCCGATCGAATGTCAAACTCTAACAAGTTTTGTGCAACTTCATTTGAAGCGTTTGCACTGTTTGAAGATTCTAATTTAAGTAAAATGGGTCTTCCTAAAGAAATGATCCGAAAGATTCACACTAAAGAAGAGCACTACACCGAAAAATATCCTCAAATGGGACACACATATAAGTCAAGAGCGGCAGTACCTATGCCGTATAAGTACTTTATCCCTTCTCCAGAGATCGATATCCCAGAACCAATCAAGTTAAGGGGTCGTAAGTCTAACAGAAGCCCATTCCAAGACAAGGAGGTTAAGAGTGAGTACACTGATTTTGCATGGTATCTTCAGTCGATTCCATTTGGAGCGATCCGAATCTTCATCGTAAACGAGGACATTGATTTCTTTATGTTCCTATATCACAAGCAACCGAGCAAAGGAGCTACCGGAGAGCAGTATGCGGTAATGGCATGGGATCCAGAAAGAAAAAAGGTAGTTGATTATGGATATTCTGAGCTTACCACTAGCGGAGTAGACCGCTCTCAATTAAGAGGAGTTCACGATACTAAGGGAGGAAACACTAACGGTAAGATTCAGGAATTTGTTCGAGCAGTTACTAGACAAGGAGGTAAAAAATATGCTCCATCTCTAGAAAAACCCCTGTATGTTTACGTATTGCCTGTTACTCCAGACTACGAACCGAGAGTCACTAGAGAAGCTAGGACTTCGGCTAAAGGTGAAGCTCTTTCCACAGATTTCTTGAGAGTTTTCGCAGATCGTTTCGGCAAACTTGCAAATCGAGCTAGCGATTCGATTAAAGGAAAACTAATTGCTTCGATCGGTTCAGCGTCATATGCTTCAAAGTCTGATCCTGAGGTTGAAGAATTAGCAAGCGCTCTTGGAGCAGATCCTAGACGAGTTCAATCGTGGTTAATGACTTCCTTTGCAAAGTTCAGAAAGGAGCTTTTTGAAGAGGGTAGAGGTCGTGTTGAAGGAGCGCCAAGCGCATATACTAAGACTGCTGGATTTGAGCTAGAAAAAGAAAATGATAATGCAAAGATGAAGGGTGTATGGGGTAACATGTACACCATCTCAACTAAAAGATTTAGCCCGGATGAGGAGAGCACTGATCCTGAGACTGGATTTAGAGAGGCTCAGCCTGAAAAATATAAAAGGCAATTACCGATTTCTGGTAATTATGCCTCGATTCCAAGCATAATCGCAAACCACACTCTAGACGGGGCAATTGATAAATTCGCAGCATTCCTAGTCACAGGTAAAATTAAGACTCCTGAAATAAGCATAGCTGGTGCATTAGGAATCACAATGGACGATGCTGACGATGAATTTAAAAAATCATCTACTGCACAAGGAAAAAGCTCAGGTAACTGGTTATTTTAAGATGAAACATATACTATCAATTAATGAGTGGAGAACTTTAAATGAAGATATCGAATCTACTGAAGGTTCCGAAAGCACAACAGCTGCCGATATCACATCAGCTGAGCTTAAAACTGCAGTAACTGTTGTCAATGGATTGATATCTAGGGGTTTCACTAAAAATGAGGCAGTTAGCTTAGCTGGAAACATGTCAGTTGAATCAAGATTCAATACTGCTGCAACTGACGGTAAAGCAGTCGGTCTATGTCAATGGCAGGGAGCAAGATTAAAGGCGCTAAAAGCGTTCGCAGCAGCGAAAGAAAAAGCTCACACCGATCTTGAGACACAAATGGATTTCGTAAAGCACGAAATGAAAGACTATTATCTACCTTATGTGAGCGGAGTGCCAAAGGACTTAGTATACATTAATTCAGGAACATCTACTGTTCCAAAATACACTAAGACTAGAAAGGAACTAACTAAGACTCAAGCAATATCTAGAGATTTTGAAACTGCGACTATTGCTGGAAAAAACGTGAGTGATCTAACTAAGGAATTATGTAATAGAGTATTTAAGCCTACTGCTTCTCTTTCTCACATGGATAGAAGAGTTGCTAATGCTATAAAGATAAAAACGGCGGTCGGTTAATTAGTCTTCAATGGAGATCCCATTTTCTTGGCGATACTCTAACTCTTTTTTGTATAACTCGTTCGCAATGCTCTCTCCGAGCCCACGTTCTTCATTATAAATGATACACGCTCGTAACCATTCGTCGCTCATCTTTGACATCGGCACCCAAGTAAGAGGCTGTCTACCGTCCTTACCTCGACCTCCGCGGTGAAAACTTTCACGAATCACTTCAAATGGAGAATCCTCATATATAGTCAGCTCTTCATATGGAGCCTCTTCATGAACGGTGCGTCGTAAGTATTCATTACCTCCATCTACCATGTATTCAAGCCCGTTTTTATCAGTATATGTCACATAATCATGACGATGCATCGATCTTAGGACGGTTCCGTCCGGCGTCCTGATCTGGTTTAGAATGATTCTTTTTTCCATTAGTCTAAGTTTATTTTATATCTTACTTCAACATCCCTT